GGTGGCGGCACACGTTTGTCTATCACCGACTTTGCAGAAAGCACCGCGCTTGCTAACAGGGAAGAAGTGTTTCTGTCTCGGCTAACAGGAAAAATACCGGGTATTCGCCACTCTGCTCGTGCCTATACGACCATGTTGAATGAACTTCGTTTTGGGGCGATGGAAAACTGGGTTAAGAACATTGAGCGTGGTGGCCTTGAAGCTACAGACGAACAACTTGATGCGATTGCGACATTCATCAACTATGCCACTGGGCGTGGCCCTCTCGGGCCAGCAGAACGGGCATTGCCGATCCTAAACGGATTGATGTTCTCTCCCCGCCTGACTACATCTCGTTTTGCGCTTCCCTTTACTATCTTTCTGCGTGCGCCAGGAGTTCGTAAAAAAGTAGTCTTAGACCTTGTTTCGTTTGCCTTAACATTCGGAACTGTTTTGACTCTTGCTAACGCAGCACCGGGAGTTAGCACAACGCGAGATGGGAAAATTAGAATCGGGAAGGCTGAAGTTGATCTAGGAGCAGGGTTCTTACAGCCAATTCGTTTTGTGCGACATCTTTTGCCAGAGGTTTCTTATCTCGGGACAGGGAAACGAACCAGTAGTTCTACGGGAACGACTTCGACCGTAAAACGTGATGAGGAAATACTGCGTTTTCTCCGCTCTAAGGCGCACCCGTCTTTAGGGTTTGGCATTGATGTTATTACGCAAAAAGATTTTTTCGGAGACGAGTTCAATGTTGCAGACCCAAAAATATATCGCCAACTAGACACACGCAAAAATCCTGCACTTCGGCTATTTACTCCGTTAATTGCCCAGGATGTGCAAGAAGCAGTTCAAGTTGGCGGGGTGCCTGAGATAGTGACAGCAGCAGCGGGAGGTACGTTGGGCGCAGGCGTTACGACGTTTGATTCGCTCGATACAACGGCTCGTGAAACTTACGGAGTTCCATATCCAAAACTGTGGCCTTTTGAAAAGGACAGGGTAAAGGAACTGTTCCGTGCGGTAGATACGGGAGACCCGAGCGAGTTTGATCGAATCAACGACCAGCACTTGAAAGACTTAAACGACTTGCTTGCGGATAAAACACTTACACGCTCTCAGAAAGTTTCCGAATATTTTAGGATAAATACTCGTTATTCAGGAATCCGGCAAGGAACAAGTCAGCAGATATTTGGAGACATGACCTTCGAGACAGTTCAAGGTGGCTCGGAAGCGCAGCAGGCTGCGCTTCAGCAATACTACGATGAACTAGCAAAAATGAGTCCTGAGCCGCTTGACGAATCTGTTCCATCAGCACTTTTCGATACTAAACTCTGGGAAGTGACGCTTGGAAAACTTGAAAAAACATGGAAGCGTGAAGGCACGTTGGATTATGTCAACGCAAATATAAACCGCCGCCCAATACCTGAAGGTCTGTTCGATATTCTCCCTCCTAAAACAAGAGCCAGAATCAAAGTATCTAGTGACGCACGCGCAGCCCAAGAACTTAAAAGACCTCTTTTGGTGGAGCAGCAAGCCGTTCCGCAACAGGAGACGGCTCCGCAACAACAGGCGGCTCCGATGCCTGAAGATATGATTCCCTTCTTTCAACCGTGGAAACTTAGAGAGAGTCCTTTAGGAACCGCTGTTCCAAGCCGTTAATTATGACAGACAGTCCGTTAGCACCCCTATATATAGCGATTCAAAACCGATGCGCTACACTATGGCGTAGTTAGGAGTCTTCACTTGGTTACACCAGCAGATACGGTTTCGACAACTGAGGCAGTTGTTGATTCTCCTTCAGTAGAAGCTGCCGAGGAATCTTTTGTTGCGAGCGATGTAAGCGAGGCCCAGGTTTATCAACTTGGACCCGACGACATTCTCGACGAGGAAACCCCCGCAGAGTCACCGGAAGAGGATCAGCCTGTAGCGGTCGCGTCGGAACCCGAAGCTACTGATGAACCGGAAGAAACGGCAAGCGAGCCTGCTGCTGAAGAGCCTGCTGAAGAAGTTGCATCTCCGGTAAACATAAGAGATACCGAAGAGTTCCGTAATCTTCAGGCATCAGCGGACAGGCAGATCGCAGCGGCGCAGGCTGAAGCAAGACAAGTAGCAGCCCAGGCCGCAGAAGCAGCATCTCAGCAGGTGATAGAAACGCAGGTTGAGGCGCACCGCAGAGACCTCGCGACGTTCTACGACCAACAAGGGCTTACGCCAGATATGTATGCCCAGCGGGTCGCAGAAGCAGGCGACAATCTTGCGGGAAGATTGCGGAGCGAAGCGCAAGCCGAACAGTTGAACGAAGCACAGACAGCCCAGCAACAGCAGGTGGTTCAACAGAATCAAAATGCTGCGATGGGGATGTTGACGGCTTTCACAAAAGACCTTACCGAAAAGCACAACCTTTCCGAGCCAATCGAGACTGCTCTCAACAAGGTAGCCGCTTTCGGGGTGACGAGGATTTCGGAGTTTCAGGACGCTAATAACGCCTTGTCTCCAGAGTTCAGTTATCTCGGAGAAGCTATTGCGGAGATTGCTGCCGAGGCGGGGAAGGTTGCGTCATCTAGGGCAGAGACAGCATCGGCTGAAGCTAAGAAGTCGGTTGTTCCCGCAGGCGGTCCAGAAAACCAACTGGATTCCGGGGGGAGCCAATCGGGTTCTCAGTCAGATGCACAGTTCATGGCGGATTACGCCGCAGGACGAAGCGACGACACAGCACGAGCCATCGCAATCCAGCAAAAACGTGGAAATATGTAGCTGAAGATGAGCTCTTAACCGGAGAACAATATGGCAACAGGGACGACATATACATCCTCTCTTGCCGACTCTCTCCCAGATATTGTGAATCAGGCCCGGATCATTCGAGAGACAAAGGGCGTGATAGCACAACTGGCCGACCGGGTAAAACTCGGTACGGGAGTTGGCAATACGTGGAAAGAAATCTCGCTGGCGCAGTTGACTGCATCAGCAATCACCGAGACCACTGAGGAAGACAATCCCCAGGTTCTCGCAGACACTCCGTTTTCAATCACGCCCGAAATGATTTCGGTTCACACGTTCCTTACGGACCGTGCGGCTCGCAACGTCTCGAAGAACGTGATTGCGAAGACGGGTGCGCTTGCTCAGAACGCTATTGAGCGCAAGAAGGACATTGACGGCATCACCGTTCTTGACGGTGCTACCACGTCCCTTTGCGGAACTGGCACGACCCTTACGTCCGGGCATGTGGCCGCAGGTGTATTTCGCATCCGCAGCAACGCTACCGAGACGTGGGATGGCCCGGTTTCTTTCGTGCTCCACGGCTTTCAGGCGAAAGACCTGTACGACGAGTTGATTTCAGGAGTAGGGACGTACCCGATTCCTGCTGGTTCGACCGCTGAAGTTTACGGCAGAGGCTACATGCTTCCGATTGCAGACGCAGCGTTCTTCCAGGACGACAACATTCCGCTTGACTCGACCCCGGACGCAAAGGGTGGCGTTTTCGCCTCCGGTCCCGGTGGAGCCATCGTTCTGTGTCAGGCTCGTGCGCCGTTTGTGAAGATGGTTCGTGACGAGTTCATCGGTGGTGGTGGCACTAACATGCTTCACCGCGACGAGTACGCGTACGCCGAGCGATCTTCGGGCAACTGGCTCTTCGAGATTCAGAGTGACGCAACTACTCCGACTAGCTAACGATGCTAGTTAGAGGCTCAATTAGAGTCTCTAAACAATTAGTCCCAAACCCGCCTTATCGGTAAGGGGACGAGGTAATAGAAAATGGCTATAAACGCTCAAGGAGAGCCGGGTCGCATCCGACTTTTCTACGACTTCTACGGCGAAGATTCAGTCGCTAACACGGCGGAACTTCGATCACTTGGCCCTTTCTGTGTCGGTGGACAAGGTTCTGCTGAAACGGATGCTGGTGTTCCAACTATTGCTGGGGTTCTTTCTGGTGCTGGTCGGATTACCACAACCAATGAAGATAACCACACGACATTGGTTGGCACTCAGGCAGCATTTGATGTTGGCCTTAGTGGGACGATTGTTCTTGAAACTCGCGTCCAAATGGAAAACATCGACACTAAAGAAGTATTCATTGGCTTTTCAGACATTCCGCCTGAGACGCTTTCAATCGAAACAGACATCCTCACGGGTGCTACTGCAACGATAACGAATACAGCTTCAGACTTCGTTGGGTTCTTCCTGTCAGCAGAACTTAGTGATGACGAAGATTGGCACGCCGTTTACAACGGTGGGACTGCCAGTGCTGTTACAGCCTCCGGGTCATTGGACCTAGACGATGACGCTGTGGCTGGTGAGTGGCAAGTTCTTAAACTTGAGATCGACTCTAACGGGGACACTCGTTGGTACATCGACGGTGACTTGAAGAAGACCGTTGAAGGTGCTGCTTCTACCTCTGTAAACCTTGCACTTTGTGTAGGTGTTGAAGCAAAGGGAGCGGCTATCGAGACTCTTGACGTAGATTACATTCTCGTCAAGTCAAACCGTGACTGGAACGCCTAGCCGATAGGTGAAACCGCCCTCGCCCTTCGGGGCGGGGGCAACAACTAACCTAGATTCAGGTGCGAACCTTTTCGCATCTAGGAGAACAAAATGGCAGTATCTTCGATTCATAGTGGGTGGCGGTACGATTCCGCTAACTCCAGGCTCGACTTTTATTACCGAGGCACGCGTGTCGGTAACATAAATGCAAGCGGGTTAACTGCTGCAACCGGCGACCTTACGGTCACGACCGGCGATGCTCACGTAGTTGCCCAGAACCTTTACATGGGTGCAGAAACGGCTTTTGCATCAACTGAGCCGACTTCAGCGATTGTGTTCAAAACTGGGACACAGGCTGCTGGGGCCATCGTTACTTCTAGTGCTTTGATGGCTAATGACACTGTGCTGAGAAAAATCATTGCTGATGGCACAGTCAGTAGCGTGGGCTAACAAAGAGGCTGTAGTTTGGAACGTAGTTTTCCACTAGGCCAAAATCTTCATTCTCGTGAGATTCCAGAAATAGTCTGGACTCACGGGGATGATCTTTGTGATTGTGTTTTCCAAAGGATTGGTGATTGGTCAAATCCGTATCTTGGTAGAACTCTCCGTGTACGAGTCTGTTGCATGGAACAAAAAATGTTTGAGGACTATCCTGAGTTCGTGCAAGAGATTCCAGCCTTCTGGGATGCGAACACTGATACCTGGGTAGACGGCCCATTAGACTGGAATGGGGAAGATGACATGCCTCGCCATCTCTGGCACAGGCAA